ATAATACCCCGTATGGTGGTGTTGTCAATAATACCGGGAGCAGTAGTTCAATCGAAACCGGTGGTGGTATATGGGGGTTTTCATGATTGCATGTAATATTCGTTACCGCCCCTTACCCTTCCTTATAATAAAAAAAAAAAATAAACTCAGAGGATACTGGATTAACTGGACGGACTAGGGCATGGCGGTGACGATTATTCGAGGCACACAGGGAAACCGCCACATTCCACCACGTGTTTAACTTAAACCAGCATGCAACAATTTAAACAACATATGCGGCACGAACGTAGTTTCCTATACTAACCTACCAGCTCGCCCCCACGATGCACGCACGGTATCATTGCGGGCCGGGAATCGGTATCCATGTGCCAGGAACACCGTTGGATTACCGCCTCGTAATCTATGGACGAAAAAAAGCCCGGACTATGCCGGGCAATCTGGGGGTGCGGGGTGTTACAGACCTGAATGGGCTACCGTAACCCCGGCGGAGTTTAACTTGTTAACACAAAAAACCACAACGCTATTAGCCTCGGCGGTATCGTTGGTACGGCACACAATAATTGGGTCTTCGTCCAGTTCGCTAGCCCCGATGCACACAAAATGTAGACCGCTTTGGTCGGTTTTGGCATATACAAAAAGCATGATATTCTCCTTAGTTCAATTCGTCCAACATCGCATCCGTGTCAACATCATCCCCGGCTTCGTCATCCTTTAAGGTCAGGATAATGTCGGCAATCTTCGGCGTATTGCGCAATGCGGTCTTTTCAGCTGCCGTCTTTTTCTCTAGAAACGCCTTAATGGCATCGCCGGTTTTATCGGGGTACAACATACACAGGGCTCGGAACAGCAGCCCGCCGCGCACGGCCCCGGCATCGCGGTTTTTATTCCACTGCCCCAACAACAAACGATCATAGACTTCGCGCACCGCGTTATATTTATCATTGATGGTAGCGGATCGTCCGGTATCCGGGTTGCGACTAATCGCTGCGGCATCCACCAGTTTTTGTTTCAATCCGTGCAACGTGGCCTGCGCCTGAATATCCGTTGTCAATTGCGTTGCATCGATGGTTAGCGTTTCCCCGTTACTAAATGCCAGCGTTACCGTTAGGGCATTCGTGTCTGTTGTAGCATCAATGGCTGGTGTACGTGTAGTAGCGTTCATTTTTCAATCCTCATTGTGATTAGGCCGTATCGCGGGGTTGCGATAGCGCACCGGGAACCCCTAACCCGTAGGGGAACCCGCTAGGCTATCAGGCCCTCAGAAATTTGACCGTGACCGTCAATTCCATGCTGCCGAAGTAGGCAATAGCCTCCGCAATCGCACAGGAAGCCCTTTGCCCAGGGAATGCGATTTCCCATTCGGCGGTGGACCACGTACGGCCCTTGTCATCCATAGCCACCACAATCACGCTATCGCATTCGTTCACATCACCGAGTGTTACTACGTCCATCATATCAAACCCTATCTATTTAAACACCACCCAATTGGTGGCCTAGTCATACATGCAAGCCCCGTGCCAACCTGTAACCCCCATGGTTTCAACCTGGATACAACACAATCTAACAACATTGTCACAATCATGTGACATTCCGTGCCCAGCCCCCGACAATTTTTGTTATATTGTTTTTCTGCCACTGATCCCCTCGAGGGGGGTAGGGGGTGTCGTTTCCATACCACAGACTGGGGGCGGCTTGTCGGCAGGTGGGGGTCGGCTGAGCCGGGTGTTTACGCGCATAGCCGCTACACGCGCCACGCCCTATTTCACCTTTCTCAGGTCCCATCCTACGGATTTTACTCGGGCTTGTTCAATTTGGTGCATGGGTATGGGGGTGACCCGGCTACCATTACTGAAAGAAATGGGTGGCTCAAATATCCGGGAAGTTACCAAATAGTAATCTGTGGATGTTTGCCCCTTGACAGTGCCGGAAAAGCCTATTACACTATGGGCTAATCAACCGGAGCCTTTCATGGACGATGTACAGACAGCAATTGACGATTGGGCGCGCACGCAAAGCGCTCCGCTGGGGGGGACTGTGTCCGCTGCGACAGCTATTGCTCGGGTGAAGTACTCGCACGATGCGATGATCGATCTGCTGATTGCTCGCCCGGAGATTAAGCAAGGGGAAATTGCCCTGCAGTTCGGCTACACGCAGGCTTGGGTGTCGCGGGTGATGAACAGCGATGCATTCCTGGCCCGCTTGGCACAGCGGAAGTCTGATATCGTCGATCCAAGCATCGCGCTGACGCTGGATGAGAAGTTCCGAGCCCTGGCGGATCAGTCCCTGGACGTGATTATGGAGAAGCTGACGGTTACGAAGAATCCCGACACCGCGCTGAAGGCGCTGGAGTTGACCAGTAAGGCGCTCGGCTATGGCGCCCGCCAGCAGAACTTGAACGTGCAGCAGAACTTCGTTGTGGCGATGCCGAATAAGGTGCAGAGTCCAGAGGACTGGGCGGCGATGCATCAGCACATCTCGCAGCGGACTCCCGGCCTTGCCGCAATGGTGCAGGATGTGACGCCAGTCGGAGGGGCCGCTCAGTGAAAACTGTACTTCATACATTCGGCACACAACACGCCGCTGTGGAGGCTTTCGAGAAAGCAAAGTGCGAGGGGGTGTGCTCGAAGCCGGCTCTGCGGATAGACACGCCTGAGGTTCGACAGCTTTTCCGCAGGGTAACTACGATAGATGACTGCCGTCGGTTAAGCGGCTATGCCTTTGCTGCTGTCTACGGGCTGGAGGAGCGTCCAGACCACGTTGGGGCTTTTCTACAAACTCTAATCCGTAGCCCCAGTGCTGGCTGAAGCCCTCTCTCCGACAATAATCTGGCAACCCCAGCCAGGCCCACAAACCTTCCTTCTGGAATGCCCCGTTTTCGAGGTATTCTACGGAGGCGCTCGAGGTGGTGGGAAAACAGAAAGTTCCATCGGAGATTGGCTGCAGCACAGCTCACTATATGGCGAGGCCGCAATTGGTATTTTCTTCCGCCGAAAACTCGTCCAGTTAATGGAAGTGATCGCCCGCACAAAGCAGCTCTTCCCCAAGCTCGGGGCGAAGTACAATGAGCAGCAAAAGACCTGGACCATGCCCAACGGAGCTCGACTGAAGTTTGCCTACCTGGAGCGTGACAGCGATGCGGAAGAATACCAAGGCCACAATTATACCCGTGTCTACGTGGAGGAAGTTACTAACTTCCCTTCGCCGGACCCTATCAACAAACTCCGAGCTACTCTGCGATCTGGCTCTGGCGTCCCTTGTGGTATGCGTCTTACTGGTAACCCTGGTGGTGCCGGTCATAATTGGGTAAAGCGACGCTTCATAGATCCGAACCCCAGAGGCTTCCAGCTCATCACCGACGACACGGAGATTGAGATTGACGGAGTCAAGCAGACGGTCAAGCTGGATCGGGTGTTTATTCCGAGTAAAATCTCGGACAATCTGCTGCTCATGCGGAATGATCCAACGTATATCCTCCGGCTGAAGCAGTCCGGCTCCGCGGCTTTGGTGCAGGCATGGCTGGAAGGGAACTGGGACATAGTAGATGGGGCATTCTTTGACGAATGGGATGAGGGCACGCACGTACTCAGTTCCCATGACTTCATGCCCTTTATCCAGCCCGATGTACTGAAGTTCCGCTCGTTTGACTGGGGGAGCTACCGCCCATTCTCCGTGGGCTGGTACGCGCTTATGGCAAATGACCTGGATTTCCAGGGAAAGTTGATCCCAAAGGGAGCACTGGTGAAGTACCGGGAATGGTATGGCAGTCAGGGGCCGAATAAGGGTCTCAAAATGACAGCTGATCTCGTCGCCGATGGGATCATTCTCCGGGAAGCGAAGGAACGCATTCGCTATGGCGTAGCCGATCCCGCTATCTTCATCCGTGATGGCGGCCCCAGCATTGGAGAGGTCATGGCTCAGCATCGCTGCACTTGGCGACGCGCCGACAACAAGCGTAAAGTGGGTGCTGAAATGCTTCGCCAGCGACTTGTTGGGCACAATGGGCGGCCTATGCTGTACTTCCTCGACTGCTGTGAGGACACCATTCGGACCCTGCCAACCCTGCAGCACGATGACAAGGACCCGGAGGATGTCGATACCGAGGCTGAAGATCACGCCTACGACGAAACTCGCTACGCCGTGATGTCTCGACCCTGGATACCTGCTTCCCCCAAACCCGCAGGCACCGGCTTGCCCAAGCTTCCACAAGACCACACAATTGACCAACTTGTTGACAAACTGCGGGAACGCCGCATTGCTAAGGAAACTGACTAATGGACATCAATCCGACAGATTTAGGCCTGAAAGGCGCTGTTAACACTCCCGATGCAGCACCGCTGTCGAAGGTGGTGGGCAAGTGGCTGAAGGAGGTCGCAGATGCGAGGAAGCTGGAAAAGGATTTCCGCAGGGAAGGCCATCGCATTGTCGAGCTGTTTGAGGGCGAAAAGAAGCGAGACTACCAATTCAACATTCTGTACTCCAACACAGAAACGATGCTGCCGGCACTGTACAACAGCGTACCCCGGCCAGTAGTACAACGCCGCTTCAAGGATGAGGACCCACTCGGGAAGTTGGCCAGCGTTGCAGCGCAGCGTACACTTGAGTACCTCGTGGATGATGGTAGTGTGCAGTATACCCCCTTCGACGACTTGATGAAATCAGCTACGCTGGAGGCACTTGTCCCCGGCCGTGGGCTGACCCGCTTCAAGTACGATGCGAGTATTGAAACCCAGCAACTGGAAGCGCAGGCGGAAGCCGTAGAATCCCCCGCCGAGGAAGATGAAGCCGAAGATGAAGTCGAAGGCGATGCCTCGCTAGAGCATCCCGTGCAGGAATCCGTCAAATATGAGACCGTCTGCGGGGAGGAAATACCTTGGGATCGCTTCCTGCATGGCAACGCCAAGAAGTGGAAGGATATCCCGTGGGGGGCGATTGAACACTTTATGACTCGCGAGGAGCTGGAAAAGAACTTCGGGGAAGTCGGAGCAAAAATCCCTGTCATCGAAATGGCCGGCACTTCCGCGACCTCTGACGAAGGAGAAAACGACGACCCAAAGGATGATACGAAGAACCTGAAAGTGGCCCAGGTGTATGAGATCTGGGATAAGGATGAGAAGAAGGTGCTGTTCATCAGCCCACAATGGAAATCGGAACCGATTAAGGAAGTTGACGACCCACTGGGCTTGTCTGGATTCTTCCCCTGGCCGCGGCCGCTGGCCTTTGTGGCGAAGGTTAGTACACTGACCCCAGTCTCCCTGTACACCTTCTATGAAGAGCAGGCAAAGGAACTCAACCGCGTCACCGTCCGCATCAACAAGATCATCTCGGCACTCAAGGTGCGGGGTATGTATGATAGCACTGTGGAGGGGATTGAAAAGGTCCTACAGGCTGATGACAACACGCTGGTCCCTGCGGAGAATGTCGCAGCACTGCTGGCGCAAGGCAACGCCCTAGAAAAAGCCGTCTGGCTCATGCCGATTGAGAAGCTCGTTTCCGTCCTGCAGCAGCTCTACACGCAGCGCGAGCAAGTGAAGAAGACGATCTACGAGATTACCGGTATTGCCGACATCATGCGGGGGGCTTCGCAGGCGAGCGAAACCCTCGGTGCGCAGGAATTGAAGAATCAATGGGGTACCCTGCGGCTGAAAAAGGCCCAAAAGGAGGTCATGCGGTACTGCAGAGACTGCCTGCGGATCATGGCGGAAATTGCTGTGAGCAAACTGGCTCCCGAGACCCTCAAAGCGATGACCGGTTTGCCCTACCCGACAGGTTCGGAAAAGGCACAGGCCGGGCAGCAATTGCAAATGATGCAGCAGCAACAACAGCAAGTTGCACAACAGGCACAGATGACTGGGCAACAACCACCTCCGCCGCAGCAACCACCTCCCCAACTGCTGCAGGCCGCGCAGAGCCCTAGCTGGGATGACATCCTGGGCATGCTTCGTGATGATATTCAGCGTAGCTACCGCATCGACATCGAGACAAACTCGACAGTGGATGCCGAGGCGACTGAAGACAAGAAAGACATGGCAGAGGTGCTGACCGCGATCAGTCAATTCATGACCGGTATCGGCCCGATGGTGCAGAGCGGAGTTATGCCGTTCGAAATCGCGCAGGGCATGCTGCTCACTGTCGTGCGCCGATACCGAATGGGAGTGGAGATGGAGGACTCTATCAAGGGAATGAAACCCCCGCAGCAAGCAAATCCCGATGACCTGGCGAAGAAGCAGAAGGAACTCGAGGCGCAGCAGAAACAACTGGAAGCGCAAGCTACTGACCTCGAAAAGCAGAAGGTCGCGACAGAGCAGGCTGTCCAGCAGAAGCAGGCGGTTTCCCAGCAGCAGCTGCAGCAACAGGTTGATCAGCAGAAAGCCTTGCTGACACAGCAAGCCCATGACCTTGAGTTGCAGAAACAGTCTGCCGCCCAGGAACAGATGTTTGCCGCGAAGGAACTCGACCTGCAAAAGGCCCAGATGTTGAAGGAAATCGACTTCGCCAAGCAAATGGCTATGAAGGAAGCGGATTTCACCCAACAAATGCGCATCGCGGAGACCGACCAGAAGATCAGCGCAAAAGAGCACAGCCTGCAGCTAAAGCAAGATGCCCACGCACGTACTATCGCCGCCGCGAAACCTTCCACAAAATAGCCATGCCTACTTACCTCTATCAGTGCCCGGCCTGTCAGTCTCGTCGAGACATCTTCAAACCCCTAGCCTCCTTAAATCGTGAGGAATTCTGTGAAAAATGCCAAACCTCGATGGAACGTAGACTCTGTGCCCCGGCTGTTTCGGTCGACTACGCAGGGTATTCTTGCCCCATCACCGGCAAGTGGGTCGAAGGCAAGACGGCCCACAGCGAAAACCTTAAAAGGCACGGATGTCGGATTCTCGAAACTGGAGAAACAGAGGAAGTTCGCGCTGGCAAGCAGAAAGAAGAAGCTGAACTTGACAGACGAGTAGATGATACCGTGGAGCAGTATTGGGAGGCCCTGCCCACTGACAAGCGGGGGGCACTCGCCACTGCTGTCACAACTGGCCTCGATGTAAGCATTGAAAGGAAGTAGATATGGAAGACGATTTTGACCTCGACGCTGCGGTTGAGGAGGTTGGAAGTGGGCTGGGTTTCGACAGGGAGGATACTCCTGACGATGATGTTGTTCTAGAGGTTTCCGCGAAGGAAGTCCCCAACACGCCAGCCCCAGCTCCCGGCGAAGCTACGCCCACAACTGCCACTACCACCCCCACTGTTGATGAAGCCCCCACGACCTGGCGCAAGGAAGCCTCTGCTACTTGGGCGGCACTCCCGAGTGAGGCAAAAGCCGAAATCCTCAAGCGCGAAGCCGATATCTTCAAGGGTATTGAAACCTACAAAGTCGATGCAGCCTTCGGGCAGGGGGTCAAACAGGCCATCGCTCCCTTTGAGCAGGTCATGCGGCAGCACAACATGGACCCGGCGACTACCATTCGTGGCCTGCTCGCCAGCCACCACGTGCTCGCCACTGGCACGCAAGCACAGCGTGTGCAACTGTTCCGTTCCCTGGCGAAGGACTATAACCTCGACATGGGCGTCTTGCTCCCACAGCAACCAGCCGGCGAGCCCCCTTACATCGATCCGGCAGTTGCTTCCTTGCAGGAAAAGTTGAGTGCTGTAGAATCCGAACTAACGCAAGCCCGCCAAGCCCGCTTCAACGAGTCGCGTAATACGATTTCGAGGCAAGTTAGCAGTTTTGCGGATGACCAAAGAAATATCTACTTCAATGAGGTTGCCGATGAAATGGCTGGCCTCATCCAAAGGGGTATTGCTGGGACGGTGCAGGAAGCCTATGAAAAGGCTATTTGGTTGAACCCAGTTACCCGTATGAAGGAAGCTGCCCGCGTTACCGCAGAGCAAACTTCCACCGCACAGGCAGCTGCAGCGGCCAAATTAATGGCGGCAAAGGCCGCAACTGCAGCGAATGTGCAGACGAGAGCGAAGAGTGGTAGTGCTACGACTACCTTGGGAAGCCTCGACGACACGCTGAGCGCAGCTCTCGCGAACATTAAGTCCCGCGGTGGTTGAGATTATGTGTTTCTTGTAACCCTTTTTAAGGAGCTAATATGGCATCCCCCAATGCAACCTTCACGGAACTGGTCTCCACCACGTTCCGCAAACACTCTAAAGAGATCAAAGACAATATCAGTAAGAACAACGCTCTGCTGGCTCGCCTTGGCATCAAAGGCACTCGCAGGGAAGACGGTGGTTTGACCATTGCCCAGCCCCTCGACTATGCCGCCAACGGCACCTATCAGCGCTACTCTGGTTATGACATACTGAATATTGGCGCAAGCGATGTGATCAGCGCGGCGGAATATCAGTGGCGCCAGATTGCGGTTAACGTCGTGGCTAGTGGTCTGGAATTGCGCACGAACAGTGGTGATAGCCGTATTATCAACTTGGTGAAAGCCCGGATGAAGAATGCGATTCGCACGTTCAAGAACAACTTCTCCGCTGACATCTACGGCGACGGCACGCTGCCAAATCAGATCGGCGGTCTGCAGTCTCTCGTGGCTGACACTGGCACCGGCACCGTGGGTGGTATCGATTCCTCCGTGTGGGCGTTCTGGAAGAACTTGGTGCAGTCCGCAGCTACCCCCTTGCAGGGTGGCAGCGCGATCATACCCAGCGCGACCACCATCGAATCTCTGATGCTGCCCCTGTGGTTGGCTCAGGTTCGGGGCGATGACCAGCCCGACTTGATCGTTGCAGATAACAGTTACTTCAGCTTTTTCGAAGTCTCCCAGACCTCGCTCAAGCGCTATACGAACGACGGTGGTAGCGCAGGTAAGGCCGCAGCCGGTTTCGTGTCGCTGAAGTACAAGACTGCCGACGTGATCTTCGACGGCGGCTCGGGCATCCCTGCCAACCACATGTACTTCCTGAATACCGACTACCTGGATCTGGTGGTGCACAAGGATGCCGACATGACTATCATGGATGAAATGAAGCCTTACAACCAGGACGCTGCCGTTATCCCAATCCTCTGGATGGGTAACATGGTCTGCTCTAACCGCAGTTTGCAGGGCGTTCTCAAAGCCTAATTGAATTCCCCATGGATTACCATTCCGTAATCCATGGGAGTTCCGTCCAACCTTTTTTCTTTTAGGAGAACCTCATGACCTATTCAAACAATTCTGGCTTGGCCGGTACACCTCAAGTCAGCTTGGCTGGCCTGACTGTAGACGCCACGCCTCGCATGCAACCTGGCCAGTTTTCGACCTTTGTCGACAGTTGGTGGGGTGCGGGTGAGTTCATCTACGCGCGCGCTGCGGGCTCCATTCGTGCCTTCGGTGTCTGCGTACTGACGCCAGTCTTCGATTCCACGCTGAACGCCTACCGCTTCGATGCGACAGAAGCCCCGAATATCGCCAACTTGGGCCGTATGCTGTGCGTTAGCCAGAATACCCTGGTGTCCGGTAACTACAGCTGGTTCTGCATCTCCGGCATCACCCCGGTGAACTGCCAGGCATCCATTGCCGCCGATACGACCTTCGGTATCGCTGCTGCAGGCCAAGGCGGTGCTAACACAGCCGGCAAGCAAATCCTCAATGCCCGTGTTATCATAGCCGCTGCGGCGACTGTCATCAAAACCGGCTGCAATGCCCCTGCATTAGGCACTGTCCTGCAGGTACCGAACAGCGACGGTTGGTTTGTCGGGGCCTACCTGTCCGGTACTGGTATCGGCGCAGCCGCCGCCATCTCGTCCATCTCCCCAGATGGCCGTTACGTGACAATGTCAGTAGCCACCACAGCCGCCATCATCGGCGGTAGTATCACAGCTACCTATAATAACGCGACGATCTTCTATAATGTCGCACACCTGAACCGTCCATTCGCACAGGGTGCCATCACCTAACCAGTTTTCCATGGTTGTGACGAGGGGACTTTGGTCCCCTTTCTCACTGCCAGACCTCAACCATTTTTAAGGAATTGCCATGCAAGTCGCAGAAGCCCGCCCCCCATATGTAAGTTTCGAAGCGAAAGCTGTAGAGGATCGGGAGGCGAGTATCACCAGCGGTCACTATGTGACAAAGGATATTAACTACGCTTTCATCACCCCGCAGGGCAGCAAGGATCGCATCGAGCGCGTGGCGGAAGAATGGTTCGACCACCTCGCTACGCAGGTGCAGCAACAGCGCTTCCCACAGGAATGGCTCACACACTTCCGTGCCGGTTATACCGCCTGGAAAGAGGGCAAGGAAATTCCACTGAACGGCACCGCCATCTTAACTTGGCCCGTCCTCTCCCCCAGCCAAGTGCATAACTGCATCGATTCTGGCCTTCGCACCATCGAGGACCTCGCGGCTGCCAATGAGGAGACCATCAATCGCCTCGGCATGGGTGGTCGTGCTTTGAAGGAGAAAGCAGTAAGCTGGTTGTCCGCTGCCGCCGGTAATGGTAAAGTGACGGAAGAATTGGCTGCACTGAAAGCTGCGAAAGCGGACGCCGATGGCCGGGTCGTGGCACTGGAAAAACAATTGAAAGAGTTGCAAGCTACTGTAGCAGCACTCAAAAAATAGGAGTTACCTTATGGCTATGTCTTTACTGCAGCTTGTCCAGCAAGTCCGCGGGCGAATGGGGCAGCCCATTCCAGGGAGTGTAGCCGGTAACACTGACCCCAGCATTATTCAATGTATGGGGATTTTCCAGGAGTTCCTGGAGGATCTGGTTAATCGGATGATGTGGCAGGTAGTCACCCGTGAGGCAACCTTCATAACGGTAGCGACGGAAAGCCAGGGTGACATCAACACCCTGTTCCCTTATGGTTTCGAGGGCATTGTCCCAGAAACCTTCTATAACCGCACGACAGTCCTCCCAGTACTCGGCAGCAAGTCCCCTGCGGAGTGGGCATTTCGGAAGGCTGCTAGTTTCACTGGCCCACTGCCGGTCTACCGAATTCGCAATAATCTGCTGATGTTCAACCCAGTTCCAACGGCTGGGCAGACTGTGTTCTGTGAGTACTACTCCAACTTCTTCATCTGCAACACCGTCTCCGGCCCCATAACAGTGTATAAAAAGTACTGGGAACTCGACACAGACACCTGCCTTGTCGACGATGGCATTGCCATGCAGTACTTCAAATGGGCCTGGAAGCAGGCAAAGGGACTTAGCTATGCGGAAGATTTCCGAAAGTACCAGATGATGGTCGCTGGAAAAGGCCTGCGCGATGCAGCTCGCGGTCCGATCAGCATGGACGGTATGAGCCCCAGCGTAGGCCCTGGTGTTGTTGTTAGCCCTGGAAGCTGGTCACTGCCATGATGGAACCCCTCAACGATTCGCCGAAAGGTGGTCAGGAAGTCTCTACTTCCGTCACCGTCTCTGCCCCTTTACGAGGCTGGAATACCCGCGACCCGTTGGCCAACATGCGGGCAGATTATGCGATTACCCTCGACAACTGGTTGCCCGGTACTGGGACAGTGTCCGTACGCCCCGGCGCGCAGTACTGGGCCACTGCCTTCCTCGCCCGAGTAAAAACCACCATGGCGTGGAACGGGCTGACTTCCAGCAAACTCTTCGGAGTAACCGACGCTGGCATCTACGATGCGACTGCTGGTGGTGCCATTGGGGCTCTGGTACAAGCCCGCACCAATGGTTACATGTGCCACATCAACTTTAACACCACAGGTGGCAGCTACCTCGTCACGGTTAACGGCACTGATGATCTCGCCTACACGAACGGCAGTACATGGATAACCATCGCCAACTTCACAATCTCTGCTGGCGGTACGGTTAATACCAACCAGCTGTGGAATATCAACGCATTTAAGCGGTCGATTTACTTCATCAAGAAGAATTCGATGAGTTTCTTCTTCCTGCCGATTGATTCAATCACCGGCACGGTATCGGAGTTTCCACTCGGCGGTCTCTTTACCAAGGGTGGAAAATTGATGGCGATGGGTACCTGGACAGTGGATGGCGCCACCGGGCAGGAAGACTACTCCGTATTCATCACCAGCAAGGGGCAGGCGGCGGTCTACTATGGCACTGACCCCTCGTCGTCTACGACATGGACCCTCAAGGGAGTGTTCAACCTTTCCCCACCGCTGGGTCGGAAGTGCTTCTGCTCCTACGGCGGTGACCTGCTGATCCTCACTGTTCGTGGCCTGTTCTCCATGACGGCCATCCTGAAGGAAACCAAACTCGATCCGCAGGGCGCACTCAGTTCCGTCATCGGTGAGGCCTTTATTGCATCTGCCCATGCCCTGCCAGATGCCGAAGGTTGGGAAGTCGTGGAGTATCCACAGTACAGTGTACTGGTCTGTAACATCCCAACCGCTTCCTCTGGGGCATCCTCCGTCCAGTACGTCATGAACACGCAGACGAATGCATGGTGCCGCTTCCTTGGATGGGATGTTGGAGGATTCTGTTTCTACGAGAATGTCCTGTATGGTGGACTAGCCTCCGCCATCGGAAAGTTCTTCCAGCCTGCCAATGACTTCGGCTCCGGTATTATCTGCAACGCTAAAGTCGCCTTCAACTACTACAAGCCCCGCAGTCGGCTGAAGGATTGGAAGCTCCTCCGAGCTAACCTAACTATCGGTGGGGTATGCGCGGTCAACCTTGCCCTCGATACAGACTTCGGTAATGACGCTACCTTCGGTGCTGCCGTGTTCAACACCGCCGTGACCTCCCGCTGGGACGTATCTCGCTGGGATAGCGCACAATGGTCTACTGAGCCTGTCATGCATGTCGAGTGGGTAACAGTTGATGCAGAGACAAGCTACTGTTCAGCGATTTGCTTGCGCGCGATTGCCAACAACTGTACAGTTGACTGGTCAGCCACGGATGTTATCTATGAAGTAGGTGCATTGCTAGGCTAGTCTTCCTGGGTACGCAGGGACTTCGACTCAACCTTCGGAGCCCAAAATGCCACTTCCCAGAACCCTTTTCGATAGCCTCCCCCCACACCATCCACAAGAAGAACTCGAGCGGATTCTCCGCCAGGATCATGAGGTAAACCACTCTGACCGGGCATATGACTGCGCGTTTGTTACGAGATTCGTCATGACCTGGAAAGGTACTGGGGGTATACTATTCTGCACGGAGAATGCGATATTCATTGTGCGGGAGCGCTCTCCCAGTATTGCGGAGTTCCACGCTTTCAATGGAGGGAATGGTCGGGACCTATCCGCAGGGGTTAATACTCTGCTCGCAGCGCTTTCCCCTCACTACGAGTTCGCTGTGACCTTTTATGACAATCCGCGGATTAATGACCTGCTAAAATATTCCACTCATTCCGCAACTGCCACCCGTATCGACGATGGTGAGGATCGGACTTTCGAAGCTAAATTTAACTTGAGGAGTTCCTAATGGGCTTTCTAGGAATGGCGAAGGACCAAGGTCCGGCGAGTACTGGTGACTTCACTGCGGCGACGAGCCAGCAAGGTTGGGATAACCAGAACGCGGCACTGTTCAACACTAACCTGAACCGGGCGGATCAAGTAGGTCCCGGCGGGTCGCTGACGTGGTCGGTGGATGCCAACGGCCGGCCAGTGCAGACCTACGCGCTATCCTCCGGGCAGCAGGGGTTGTATGACAGTGCCCAGAACATGGCAGCTGGGATCGGGCAGCTTGGGATGAATTCTGTGAGGCAAGGGCAAAGCTTGTTCGCCTCCCCTGTGTCACAAGATGGTCCATGGTATGGGGCCGGCGCCGCCAGCAAGGCCTCTCAAGCTGGAGTTCAGTATGAATCCCAGCAGAGTCGCAGCCCAGACGGCAGTATTGCGGGTAATGAAAATGTCCCCGCGGCCGCACCTGCGGTTGCCACGCCTGCCGCCCCGACTGCAACGACCTCGAATACTCCGCTTGGGCAGGTAACTGCCGGGCAAGCAGCGGCTTCTGGGCAAGCGGAAACGGCGCAGGCGCAGGCCGCACTAGCCACCCTCACCAACGCCGGACCAGCCGCACAAGGGCAAGCCTCGGCCGCTTCCGCTGGGGGGTCGATCCAACGCACTTTTGATCAAAGCGGTGTCCGGGCCCTGCCAGGAGCTATCGACGATACCTCGCGCAAGCGGGTCGAGGATGCTATTATGTCCCGTATCAACCCGCAGTACCAGAACGACGAAAGTGCCCTGCGCACGCGTTTACTGAATAGCGGCATCGAGGTCGGGACCGATGCCTACAATCGAGAGATGAATAACTTCTCCCAACGCCTAAATGATGCCCGTATGCAGGCTGTACTGGCTGGTGGGCAGGAAGAGTCTCGGCAGGTCGGCCTCGTACAAGGCTTGAATCAGCAGGAATACCAGCATGCGCTGCAGACAGGACAGTTCGCGCAGTCCGCTGACACGAACATGTCGAATAACCAGACACAGGCAAGCATCGCCAATGCCCAGCTTGGCACGCAGGCATCCCTGGCAAACGCTGGTTTCCTGAACCAGAACAACCTCGCAAATGCGGCGGCAGCGAACGACACTTCCCGCTTCAATGCAGGGCAGTCGAACAGCATTGGACTTGCCAATGCTTCCCAGACGAATGCGGCAAACCAGTACAACCTTGGTCAGACCAATTCTGTCAATCTGGCAAATGCCGGCTTTCTGACGAATGCGAACACTGCGAGCGCAGGTAACGCCACGAATGCTAGCATCAATGCCGCGCACGACGCGGCTTCGCTGAAAGCCTCACAAAATGCCGCTGGCGCTTCCATGGCTGCTTCTGCTGGAGCTCAGGCACTGCAAAGTCGGGCCCTCGACTCCGCCAACCACATGCAAAACATCACCGAGCAGCTTGCTATCCGTGACCAGCAGCTGCAGGAAATGCAGGCATTTCAGGAGATGTCCCGGCCGGGTGGTCAGCAGTTTGGCAACTACTACACCGGCGGCAGTGCCTCTCCGACACCCACACTGCAGGGTCTGCAGGCATCCGCTAATAACTTCGGCAACCAGAACACGCAGGCGAATAACAACGCAGGCTATGCAGCAGGGCTGATCAATGCCGTGGGCAATGTTAACTGGGGCGGACTGGCTAACAGCCTTGGCAACTTCTTCAGCAGTCCCAACACTGCTGTTCCTGATGATACCAGCATATGGACAACCTAACCAGATCGGAGTAAAAACATGGATACGTCTGGACTCGATTTTTCGACGCAGCAAGAAGAACTCCTTCGTCGGCAGAAGTTGGTGGATGCGCTGTGGCAGGGACAGCCGCTGCAAGCAGGGATGGGGACTACTGGCCCAGTGTGGAATGCAGTTTCCAACTTGCTTGGAAAGTCCAATGCCTTCAGCCAGCAAGCGCAACTGACACAAGACACAGCCAACTTCCGAAAGCAGTATAGTCAGGCATTGGGGAATGAGACGAACCAGTACATGGATCGGATGAATGGGAAGCCGCAGGGTGACATGGCTGCGGATGGCTACGGCCCGCAAACCCCTCCAGTTGCTCCAAACCCTCGCGAAGCGGTAATCCGCGCGATGACTAGCCAACTGCCAGAAATGCAGGCAATGGGCAAGGCTAGTATGGCTAGCGCGATGAAACCGCAGGAAGTGAAAGAGCACGTTATTGGTGATACACTGGTGGCCACTAACGGGCAAGGCAAGCTCGTCAGCAGTCAGCAGTTCAACAAAGCTGGGTACGGCCCTATCGAACAGATGGGAACTGGCTCGGATGGTAAGCCGCTATTCGGTCAGCGAGATGCCCGTACCGGAGAGGTCAAATTTGCTCCTGCCGGGCAGACCATTAACATAGACAATAAAGGTATTACCGAGGTGCAGAAGGACACGATCCCTGTGCTGAAGTCTGCTCGGGAAACAGTTATAACTGCGCAGAGCGGATTGCAGGCTGCGGAACGGGTTATGCAGCTTGTTGATGACCCTGCTGTGCAAACCGGTTTCGGGGCTAGTGCCGCCATGGGCCTTGCCGCTATCGGGGCACAACTCGGTTTCAACGGACCAGAAGGTGCGGCGAAGACGCAGGCACTAGCTACGGAAATGGCAGCGAAAACACTGTCCATGACAAAGCAGTTAACCGGTTCGATCTCTGATAAGGAAAAACCATTCCTCGAACAGGTTGTAGCTGGTAAGATCGACTTCACTCCGCAGGTGATTAAACACGTCGCTGCTCTGACGTACCAGGCTAACCACAATGCGATCATGAATGCTACTGACCAGTACAGCAGTGCAAAAACCATCCCCGGTATGGGCGGCGCCGAGAAGCTCTACCCACTCCCACCACTGTCATGGAACCAGCCACAAAAGGGCGGGCAGGATGATCCGGCGCTGCAATTGGACCGGAACAGTCGTATGCAGTATGATGGCAGTTACTTGAAGGGAGCAACGCCGAAACGCCGGGCTAGTGACAGCTCCGGGCAGCGGAAAGTCATTTCCTATGACGACTTCATGAAGGGGCAATAATGCCATTAATCGATCTTCCTGATGGTAATCAGCTTGACGTTCCTGACAATGCCACGCCGGAGATGCTAATGGCTGTCCGTGCCAAACTGCAAGGCATGGAGCAGTTTCGGAATGCTTCCAAGGTGCAAGAACCCGCTGGTTTCATCGAATCCTTCGGACGGGATCTTGCAAGTGGCTTCGGCCACGGTGCTGCTAATATTATCCGTGGAGCCGCTACTGCCGCAGGCGCATTCCTCCCGAAAGGTAATGGACTCGCTGACAGCCTCAACTCCGCCGCGGGCTCGGCTGAAGACTACTGGAATGAAGTCGGAAGCAAGTCCACTAATAACAGCTATGGGCAGGGTGTTGCCCGAGGCATTGGCGGAGCTGCCACCGCTGGGGCACCTACCCCGACAACACTCATCGCTGGAGCTGGGGCTGGTGCAGGGGCAGCCATGGCAGATAATCTTACAAACGGCCAACCGAACCCTCTGCTGCGAGCTGGGGCATCTATGCTCGGCGGGGTTGCTGCGGGAACCGGCGCCGTACTGGCAGCTCGGGTACGCCCTCAGTCGACTGATGTCGCGCGTGAGGCACTGGAAGGAATCACCCCGGAGCAATTAAACTCCGCACAAGCCTACAAGAATGCCATGGCGGCAACGGGGAGTGACATTGACCTTGTGCAGGCACTGCAGGCCACTGGTGGTCACTCTGGTAATCTCGGGTCAATTCGCAACTTCCTCGCCCAGCGCAGCCAGGGTGACCAAGTGCAGAAAACACTGCGGGGGCAGCCAGAACAACTTGCACGGCAGGCAGAGCTGACTATCCGCAGTCTGCCTGGGGAGAACTACTCCGCGCAGCAGAACGCTAACAACGTCCAACAGACTGCCAGTGATGTACTAGCCCAGGCGCAGAAAAGCCGTTCTGCTGCGGTTAAAGACCTCTATGCAGCAGCTGGCGACCTGCCGGTGAACGCTCGGAATGACCTCGGGCAGATCTTGAACAAGTTCGCAATGCAGCCTGGGGCTACGGAAGTCCTGAAAGGGAAGGCTGCGGAATTTGCACAGAAACTACTCGGCAATGATCCGAAGCTCGGAGAAGCGGTTGATGCCGCGCAAGCGGCACTTGCTGCTGCAAAAAGACCTTCTGAACGCGCGGTAGCCCAGCAAGCACTGGCTACCGCCAATGGCGCTGTGCAAGGAGCTAAGTCAAAACCGTTAAGTGCACTGGATGTGAATACCTGGATCGGGGAGCTCGCGGGTCCCTGGAAAGGGCAGGACCTGAAAGTTGCGTACCCGAAGGAGCAGGGGCAGATAAAGGGACTCGCGGGGGAGTTAAACCAACGGTTCCAGGACCTATCCCCGGATGTAGCTAAGGCTGCGGCTACTTTCAAAGACATCACAAATTCAACAGTGGCTCCGCTGAAGCAAGGCCCCATTGGACTTCTAAACCAAGCTCACGGTGCTGACCCAAGCACCGCCGCGATGGTGTCGAAATTTGAAAAACTGATGAATAAGGGGACGGACCCCACTGCAAAGGTATCTGACATTGCCACAGCGGTCACGGAACTTGGAACGCAAGATCCTACTGCTTTTCAGGATGCTTTCAAGGGGTGGGTTTCCAGGAAAATGCAGGGGGCCATTGAACTTGGGGTTGGGGATGTTCCGCTGTCCAAGACTAACCCAGGAGAGCTCTACAACAACTTGTTTAAAGACCCGCTGCAATGGCATGGAATCAAGGATGCCACAGCTGGTATGGCGAAGCTGCAAGGGGAAAAGCCAGAGGAAGTCATCCGTGGGCTGGAAAACCTTCGCCAGCTAACCATCGCAATGAAGAATCGCCCGGAGGCCGTCGGCGGTGTATCTGGAGCTGACCTAAAGCAACTCGGAGGCAGTTCCAATGTCGCTAATGTCGTCCGCATAGCCAGCTTCCTTCCTGCTAACCGTCTAGGCGAGTCCATCGAACGCGCAACATTCAACAAGACCTTATCTCAGCTAGACACTATCCTCACATCCCCCGAGGGCGCTAAAATGCTCATTGAACTTGGGAAGGTGCCAGTTATGTCGAAGAAAGCTCAGGTGATACTTGGTACCTGGGGAGCGGTGTCTGGAAACGCCCCCGGATTACAAAACGGTAATCCCCTGGAATAATTAGGAGTAAACATGCCTTACAATGGTGCGGGAAGCTTTACTTCCCTCGGTGTGCCAGCATTCCCTGCTGTGACAGGGGACTACATCCTCGCGAGCTACTTCAACGCGACGATGAATGACGTGTTCCTGGGACTGTCCACGGCACTGCCACGTGATGGGCAGGCAGGGATGTCTGCGAACTTGCAGCTGGCCGGGTTTAAGATCAGCGGACTTGGTAACGGGGTGAATCCGACTGATGCGGTTAACTTTACCCAGGTATTCACCACCCCAACATTTACCAATGCCATTCTGGCGGGGATTCCTACTGCACCAACAGCGGCACTTGGGGCAAATACCACTCAGGTCGCAAATATGGCAGCAATCCAAGCGGCGGTCGCGGCACTGCCTGCTGGGGCCCTGCCTGCCCTAACCCCACAGACAAAAGGGCTGAGTCTTTCCAACGATGGCATCTCCCTCGTCTTCTGGGCGCCCGCCGGCGATCCTTACTTTTCCGCACAAACTTTCGGAGGCTTCTAAATGGCTATGACAAACGCAGCGGTATTCCCGCAAGGCCCCGCAACCGAAATTGCGACTCTCACAACACCCACAGCGATCACCTCGCGGGCCAATATCACCGGCACTACGGGTCTGACGAAGTTAACTGATCAACCCGCTCCAAACCCCAAGCGGGTAGACGCTATCACGATCAAGAGTAAGGGTACATCGCTTGCCGGGATATTGTTCGTGTGGCTGTATGACGGAACGACGAGCGTACTCAAGGACGAGATACCAATCACGGCGGTTACTCCTGACTCTACGATTACACCATCTTTTAGTGTCACGCGCAGTTACATAACGACACAGCCAGAGGGCAGCATTCAACTGAAGGTGACGCAGCAACTTTACGTGAGCGTGACCGTGCAGCAAGATCTGACCGTGTTTGCAACTACTGGGCAGTATTGATCATGGGTAATTCATTTGACTCGTACCGGCAGACATCAGGTGGCTCAAAGCCACCCAAGGTCCTGGTTAACGGCGCGAACGGAATGACGCCATTTTTTATGCTGGCACCCGGCTCTGGCGCAAAGGATGTTGTCACGGGAGTGCTTATTGCAAACACGCTCTCCACAGTGTTGTCTATCACCGGTTCTGGTGTTGTAAATTTTCTTACTGCACAAAGCGTCGATACGACGGCAAGGACGCACCGACTAAAAATAACGATTGATGGCGTTGTAGTTTCTGATAACACAAGCGCATCAGTCGCAGCGGTAAATAAGGGAATTGCGGCGATCGGGCTCATTGGACTTTCTGCAGGCGGCCCCGTGATTGACCAAATCCCATTCAATTCGTCGTTTTTGGCTGAGTACGCATCAAGCGTGACTGAAACCGGCAAGACAATTATTTCCTACGTTTACAGGACGAACTGAAATGCACCAATATATTGATGGTGACTACGTAGTCACGAATTACGACAGTGGTGCAGTGGTGCGTGAACTGAGGTTTGTGCCTGTGCCGACCGCTGACCCAGTAACATGGCTGATCGACATTGGCCCGTTCACCGACCGCTTTAGCACCAGCAAAACGGCAGTCGATTTCAGCACCGACCCGGTGGTGATG